GTCCAGCGTTGTGTTGTGATCCCACCGGGGCCAGATACCGGCATGGAAGCCAACGCCATTGACGAAATGGATCACCCGCTTCTCGAACGCCGCAGTTTTCGGATCGTCATCCACCGAGCCTGAATTCTGGTTTTCAATCCCATCCATATTTTCGCTTGCGCGCTCTTTTTTTTCTTCGTTTGAAGGTGAGGTTAAATAGGGGTCGTTAATAGGTGCCGGTCCAGTGGCGGCAGGGGGTGCCGGTTCTAGACCGGCAGGGGGTGCCGATATACCGGCAGGGGTGCCGACATACCGGCAGGGTGCATCAGCATCTATAACCAATGCCGGATCCGGATGTTTCGGGTCAAGGATGACGCGATAAACGTGCGCGCTATCCCGCCCGCTGTCGCTTTCCTGTTCGTGGCGCTCCAGATAACCAGCTCCTATGAGGCGATTAATGGCGTCAAAGACGGTGGCGCGACCGCAGTTCATCTCAGCGGCCATTTTAACCTGGCTGCGGCGACACCAACCATATTCATCTGTGTGGCGTCCGAGGACGCACAGTACCTGCAAGTCACGCGGCTTCAATGCCGGATCTGTCGCAGCTCTTGCAGGAATGATGGATAGACGAGGATTACTCACCCGAATCCCCCTTCCCGCGCGCCCAAACGCCGCCGTAATCCACCACGACTGATCGAACGCTTTCTTCACTGCCTATGAAGACAGGTGGTTGAGAACGTCCGGATAAAACAGTGACGAAAATGCGGCCCGTGCGGGCAATTTGCTCCAAATCTTCCGACGATAACTCCCAACAAGAAACCGAGCAGACGCCATTCGTGAAGGTATGAAGCGGCTCTACATTTTCAGCGCCATCTGGCGGCATGAGTTTCATGTTTGAACCGGTAAAATTGACTGCGGTAGCCATTATTCTGCTGCCTCCAGATACTGTGCGGCAGGCAAACGCCCCCACTGGTCGGCCATAGCGGCTGCTATTCCCGTGAAAAACCGGCTGCGCTCGCGCCAACGATCAGGACCAGGTGGCATGCGGTGCACGCGCGCCTCCCTGCCCTCGACAATGTCGGTCGCCTTCAGCGGCGGAAGGTTGCGCAGCCAGAAGCAGGTGCGCTTGACCTCACCATGACCAAATTGCCAAGGCTGGACGCTCTGGGCAGGCGGCGCATAGTTAGCGATGCGGGCTTTTGCGTGCTTGTGCATGACGGGATTTTCGACGCAAACGCGGTGAATGGGTGCGTTCCAGAACGTTGAAAACAGTTCCGCCGCTTCATCCAGCTCGCGCCAGATCTGTTCGACCGTCTTGCCACGCGGAGGCGCCGTCAGCCAGCGAACGCCGGAGTTGCAAAGCCGCGTGCATGGCGGATGTGCAACAATCAACAGATCCCATCCATCGTGCAGCAGATCCCGCGCATCGCCGACAATATGACGGTTTGTCCTATCCTCGGCAGGTAGAAGATCGCACGACCATGCATCATGTCCCGCGTCGAGGAACGCATTGCGTACGGTGCCGGAAAACTCGCATGCCACGAGAACGCGTAGCGATTTTTCAATCGTTCGCCCTGTCATCGCCCCAACCTCTTCCACGCATCAAAATCGGCCCGCAATGAGCGCCAACGATCTGCCGCCGCCTCATCCTTATTCAGTTCACTTCTGGACGTGATGCCAAGCAGCGTGCGCAGTTTCTGCGC